GAGTCTCCGCTGATTAATGAGTAAGTACCTGATGTCGTTGTAATCTCAATATCAGGCTCGGTTGAATCTTCTACTACTGATACTCCTGTGGTTAATTCTAATCGACCGGATGGGGTAGTTAAGTATGCCCTAGATGAGTCGTTCTTGACTACAAAATCTAAGTTTCCATCGCTGTCTGTAATAACTACAACCGACCCGCTGGGGTTATCTATTACCTTTAACGATTGATTCGGATACGCTCCGATGTGCGGGTTGTCCGTTCCTCGGAGTGCGGTGGTGAGCGGGGTGTTTACATCGACTGAGACTTGTCCGTTTACGAAACTCGTGCCGTCAAACTTGATTACATCTTCGTTCGATGCAGATGTGATTGTAACATCGCTAAGATCGTTAATTACAGAGGTTGGTTGTAAGGCTGTATCTGCCTTGCCCCCTTGTGCCGCTGTTGCGTAGTCGGCTGAATCTAAACCATCTAGCTTTGTCTTATCGCCATCTACGAATGCTCCTTCGGTGGGTTGTAGTTGATAGCTACTTAAATTCTGATCACCTGTGTTCGTACCACTTAAATTGCCGAGGTTTGTAATGTCTGATGCAGTGACAAACTTGTGAGTGGTTGAAGTATCATCCACATCATCCGCATCCAACACCACCGCACCGGTTTGCGTGTTTACGCTTTGGACGGGGGCTGTGGTTTTTAGGTTAGCAACTGTTACCTTCTTAGTAGTACCATCAGGTGAACCTGTTAAATCCGATACATCGGTGATCGGTAAAATGTCCCCATCTGCTGGATTAGCTAGTGGGTCTAATGATGATATGCGCTTATTTGCCATAATTTATTTCCTCTTAATCGAATGCTAAAAATTGCCCGGCTTCTACTTGCAGAAAGTCTTCCGCTTCGGATTGGATTACCCCATCGGGTCCGCCAATAGGTGGTCCTACCTGACTGTCTGCATCGGTGTCACCGATGAATAAACCTAGTCCAAATAAAGGCATTAGGCTTTGTAAAGTATAGCCGCCCCGCTGGTGAGCGTGATGCTGGTGAAGGGAAAATAAATACAATCGTTTTTATTGAATGTAATATTATCCGCGATCAATCCCGCCGAGTTATCCATCTTGCTCGTAACTGCATTAATTACTGAATCCTCAGTAAATTGTATGGCGACAAAGTCTCCTACATTAGCCCCAGTTCCGTTTACATAAATAGAACCATTGGCTCCCATCGAGTTCTGTACATTTATACTGCTGATTCCCATGATATTATGATGTTGTTAAAATGTTTACTCCGAACGAGTAGCTCGGATAAGTGTTGAAGGTTATTTTGTTTTGCGACTGAAGGCGTTCGGCTCTATCGATTTCTAAAGTCAGGTATTCCTCCGCCCTGTTTTCCTCTTGGAAAGCGGCCTCGGTCTGCCCGTCTCCTCGAAGGAAGTCGGAGAGGCTTCCGGCTGTTAAATAGTTGGATAAAAATTCAGGTACATTTGTTTCATCGCCGGCATCTTTTCCGTATGTTGGACGAACTGCGGTCCCGACAATAAAAACGGATGAAACCGAGCTGTTTGCCGGTAGAATTAAAAATCCATCTAAAAGTTTAAAGTCCAGTAGGATGGCGGAGCGATCAGTATAAGGATTCTTAGTATAAACTTGGTGAATCTCCATGACATCCAAATCGTTATCGATTTGTACCGCTTTGTCGGCTGTAGGGTTAGTGGTGGCCGCTACTGTTTTCTCTACTAGTTTTAAAAGATCCGGCCATTTGCAACGATGCCAAGCAGTCTGTGCCCGACTGTTTAAAGATTCCTTAAAGAAAAATTCATCTACTTGCGTCAAGGTTGGCAGACCAGCCACCATCTTGAAGCGTTTCTCTAGGGAATCAAATGTTACAGTTCTTGCCATTATTGAACATTAGCAACGCCTGGATTAACAGGCTTGCCTCCGGCTTGAATGTTGTGCCGATTAAATTGTGAGGGCGAACGATACTGCAAAATATCATTGCGGTACTGGCGTGACTGTTCCCGTACTAAATCAATCTCTTGCATTAGCATAGCTTCAGCGTTCTGCTCCTCAATGATCGCTTTTTCTGTTTGCCCATCGCCACGAAGAAAATTGGCATAACTTGAGTGAACCAGGTACTCGAAAAAGAAATTAGGGACATCTTGCTCATCACCAGCCTCATCACCATAATAACCCGAAGTAGCCGATCCTGAGTTTATCTCAGATCGTAAATCTTTGCGATAAGTGATATACACATTTACGCCATCTAATGTAGTTGGCTCAATGATTTTGACCGATGGAAATCCTCCCGAATCTAACTCGGTTAAAAATGTATATTCATCAGGGTAGCGAGTAGAAGATGGATCTTCTTTGTGGATACGGAAAACAACATTGGCATCGTTTGCCAATTTATTGCTTGAACCATAAATCCGTAGCCTGTTGGCATCAGAAGTCACTATTGCAACACTTTCACCCATGACTGTAAATTGAGGCCAAGGGTATCTCTCATGGGCTATACGAGCCGCACGATTTACGAGGTCCCGTAGAAAGCTTGCATCTGTTGCCTGTAATGCATCAAGTCCGGCTAATGCTCGAAACCTAGACTTTAATTGGCTGTATGTTGCAGTTGCGTAATTTGCCATAATTTAAATATTTAGTGTTTTACCTTAACTTCGGGGTTTGATTTCTCGAAGTCTTTGACAAATCCTTTATCGCCCCAGCACCCTGGTCGCTCCTGTTGATGCCTTAAATAAGTCGCAGTATCTGTTACCCTTTGTAGGCGAAAGTTTCCTTTGCCTCCCTCGAGGGATTTAGCGGCTCGGCGAGCTTGTTCCTGTCTTTGGGCATAGCCCTTCTTTTCCCGAACTACTGCCTGTTCGTTTGCTTTTCTCATGTAGTAAGCGATTTCCTCCTGGGAGTTTCCACTCCGCTTACCTCCTTTTACGATGATATTAAGACTCATATTTTAAAAGAAAAAAGGGAGCCAGCCTACCCCTAAGCTGGCCCCCCATTTTATGAACACATGAAACAAACAATTACTACTAATTGATTGAAGATTTGATTAAACAATAGAACCAAGTGCGCGAGGGTTAGCTACTCGAAGAGTAAGCATGGCCTCGGAGATTGCTCTACGGCCAGCACCGTTGTCGGGAAGGTCGTTTACAGTAATTCCTTCAAGGAACTTAAGGGAAACATTATCATCATCCGAAATCAAGTATGCACGATTTGAATTGATCACTCCTTCAGCGGTGTCTGTACCTGCGGTAAGTTTACCACCGGAAACATAAGCACCATTACCAGCTACTCCACTAAGCTCAAAGGTGTCAGCAGTTTTGTTGGCAACTGTATGAGTGCCGTTTGCCGCTGTGTTACCAAGAACTCCGCTAATTGTGACTTTGTCACCATCGGCAAATCCATGACCTACACAATCAACTACGATTGGAGTAGCATTTGATGCACCTGTGACAGCTTGGGAAATTCCACGACCTCCGTGAAGCATTGGAATGATGTCGATTGAACCGAAATCAGATATAAAACTAAGTACAGAACGAACCAAGGTCTTTCCGCTCACATCTTGAGTGAAGGAATAAACTGGGTTAGTCGCAATAGCGGCGCGAGTGTAATCGGTGATTGCATTCATTACCGCAGGACCAGCGAAAAGTTTGTACTCTCCTTTTGCTCCACTTGCTTCGTAAACAGATTGAAGAAGTCCACGAAGACCTGATTCTGTCAAGTTTGCGAAGTCTACGCGAGATCCACTTACTGAACGAAATCCTTGTTTGAGGGAAGTATCAAAAGTGTTTCCGGTTGCGGCTGGATCACTCCATTTACCTAACCCACACAAGAGAGAACCAGCAGAACTAGAACCAGCGGCTTGGTCAGTTGAAGAGCCAATAGCTGTCTCGATTGAGCGCTTGAGTTGAATGAGGGATTTTGCTTTTGAAGCGTTATACAATCCGTTTTGACCATTAGGTGCTACATCTACCATCTCGGCTTGGCGAGATACAGAAAAGCGGTCCTGTAAGGTTTGTATTCTGTTGCCCAAACGAGCGCGAGAATTTACCAAGTCGCTCATGTCGCTAAGTGAATAGTCAACGCCGTCAACTTGTCCTGAAATGGAGGGATCGGCGAGGCTATCTACGAGCCATTCGTTTAAGGTCGCTTTGGGCGCGGCGGATTGTGGTAAAAAACTAAAAAGCGGAGTCTCTGTAGGCTCGACTGTTTTTAGTAGATTTTCTAGATTTTCTCTAGCGCCTTGAACGCCAGAGATGTTGTAAGATGTTGCTAATGCCATAGTAATAAGATTTTAAATGTTTAAAATTTTGTTAGATTTTTACAATTTTAGTCGCTAAGAAAGGCGGCTAGATCGGTTACCGAGAGATTGCCTTGGCGCTTGATTTGATCTTTCTGTTTCTGTTTCCGAGTATTGGCATTTTCCACCGGTGGTGAGGCGTTGCCTCCATCGGTAGGTGGTGGACTCTTTGGCTTGATCGCTTTCTTTTTAGGTGCGGCCTTTGCCTTTTGGTCCGACTTGATTGCTTCAATCCCTCGGACGAGGGTTGCCGCAACAAAGTCACCGTTGGGAAGATTTTTTAGGATATGGCCGTACTGGCTTTTGAGTCCTCCGAATAATTCTTTCCGAGCTTCTGCTGATTCATCGTCCTGGTTGAGCCAGGGATGTGTGGCGATTGTATCCTGTTGCCATTGAGCTTTTTCCTGTAAGTAGTTCTGCCTAGCTGGAATCTTTTCAGTAAGGTACTCGTCTGCTTGGGTAAGGATATTTCGGATGTCATCATCTGAATATTCTTTTCCGTCAACTTCTACGTACGACTTCCCGATATTCTGTAAGGCGAACTTCTTGGCGGCTTGGGCTTCCTTTTGTAACTTTTTCAAGTCTTCAAAGTTCTGAACATTTTCAAGTTCAGGTTGGCCGGTTGCCTGCTCAGTAGGTTGGCTATTGGATTTAAGGGATTCGATCTCGGCTTTAAGTGCATCTGCATTTTCTTCAGCAGACTTAGCCCGTGCAGTTAGTTTATTAACTTGCTTGAGCAGTTTACCTACAGCTTTTGGCGGTTCCTCTTCGGACTCCTCCTCCTCGATCTCTTCATCCTCTTGCTCGGTTTCTTCTTCGGTATCTTCTTCCTCTTCGGAAATAGACTGTGAAAGAACATCTTCTTCTTCCGATGCTTCTGCTTGCTTGGAACTCTCGGGAGTTTCCACGCTTGCCTCATCGTCAGATGCCTTCTGATCACTTTCTACCTGGTCGACAAAGGATGCCGCCAAATCTTCCATGCTCATTGGGCTTTGCGCTTGATTGTCTTCTGCTCCCGTGGATTCAGCCGGAGCCTCGCTAATAACTGTGTCTGCCATAATTTCTCTGCGTTTGAAGAGTTCGCACTCTCTTGTATTGATCTGCGGAGTAAATACACCCCGCCAATGACAATTATATCAGAAAAAAATTAGGATTATTCAGGAAATTTTAAATGCGTTCCAGTTGTCCTGAAACTTTTCATATTTAGCTTTTGATTTAGTATTGTGAGGGTACAAACTTATGCGAATTGCGTTGTCTAAATCCATACATGGTATGATGTACCAAGCATTGATTGGTTCGATATAAGCCGCTAAGGTATCGACCTTTGTACAGTCTATTGTCTCTTTTACCTTTTTGCCCGAGGCCGAGGTTATCATGTAACGACCCATGCCTTTACCCCTTGTGTCATGCACCAAACTGCCTGTGCCTTTTATCTGTACCCGAAAGGTTCGACCCGCCGAGTTCATAACAATACAATCCTGTGGCAAATAGTCGCCAATGGGCGTAAAAACTTCTAAGCCATTCTTTAGGGCATCTAAGAAAAACTGTTGCTCGTATATGCTACCCGCCCTCTTCATCTTCGCTCTCGAAAATAAAGATATCATCATCAAGCCATTCGTTCAGATCGTTCATGGCAATCTTTGCCATTTCCATGTCATCGATGTCCGACTCTTCGATCCATCGATTCAATAATGCACGATGTTCGTTTTTAAACTGCTGATGTGGGGTCTCTGTCATCTTCCTCATTTTCGATACAACTTATTAGCCTACTTAACCCGGCAATCTCACCCGACAGACGGGCAAGTTTTTGTGGGTTGTCCACATGGTTATAATCCTGGAAATCAATGAGACAGGAGTCCCTCTGTTCCTTGATGAATTTCTTGACGAATTTCCATTCTGTTTGGTCGTTTAAACCAGCAATAGCATCTGATAAATTCATGCTTTTTTTCTTTTCTTGGTTTGCGAGGATTTGATGGCTTTGGCAGTTGGATAGCTCTTACTCCCAGGCTTATTCATCCGCTCACCTGAGCCTGACTTAATGCGTTTCTTTTTAGCGGCGATATTCGCCCATAGTCCTGGTTTCTTTTTATTCATTACATTGAACTAGCTGGTACATTACCAGGCGCGGTCCCTAGCTGACCGATTAGTGCGTTCCTTTGTTGGGCTTGCTGTTGCTCAAGCTGACCAGCATATGTCTGTAGCCTCTTCGCAAAATTCTCGTCCTCCTGCATCCTTTGTTGGATGTCTGTGGCTGGAATTTCTTCTGTTCCCTGCAAATAAGTCTGCATGAATTGTAAACGAAGTTGGGAATTTGCACCCTGTGGAGCATTGACCACCTGACCACTAAAGATTTTTGCAAGATCCGCAGATGTTTCCTTAATCTCCTTATCCGTTGCCTCTTCAGCAGGTGCAATTAATTGACCGGCAAGGTTTGGATCGATTGCTTCTAAAAACTTTCGGAGATACACATCCGATCTGAACGCGCCTTGTCTGTCGTATTGGGCCATAACCTTACCAACTGTATCAAGTTTCTGAAGAACCTTCTCCTCATCCTGGTTCATGCTGTTCCAAGTAATATTAAAATCATACAACTCGGCAGTTTCATCCAAGATAAGCTGTGCGCCTTGCTCGTTGTTCGTTACCCGAAACCAAACCATTGGTCCGCTGTAAGTACGATCCAAGCACCATACACGCTTCAAAACTTCCTTCCAGCCACTCAGCCAACAATTTACCAAGTGCTGTTTTATGGCATTTGCTTCCACCGCATCTTCAGGACCAGTCGCTCGACCGGTTATCTTGTTACAAAGTCGGCGTACATCCATCTCCACCTGTGTCGATGCTGGTGAATACTTCGGAGTATCCATCCATCCGACTTCATCCCTACGGCGGACAGGAATCTGTGCGCCTGGACCGATTCGTTCAGGCCTGCGCCCCAAGCTGTAAAGAAATGGAGGCATGGTAGTCATGCTTGCGGCATCCCTTCTAGCATCCATCTCGGTCTTGGCCGAAATCTGATAACTCTTCAATAACTCAGGGTATCCCCGAGAGTCCAATAACCGATGGTTTAAATGCTCTCGCGTGATACACACAAATGGATACCTGCCCTCGTCATATCCAACAGGTTCATGGAAGCCTGCATCTTCCATTTCGTCTGTCCAACAGGTCTTAATAACGATTGGGCAATCATCCTCATCCAATTCCTTGCGATAAGTGGTAACCACTCGGATTAACCCCTCATAACTCTGAGTGGAATAATCATTTCCATAGTTAACATTACTATAAGATTCCTCCTCGAAGAAGTCTTTTGCCTTTTCGATAGCTCCATCAATCCACTTGGCATCCCATCCCTCATTTACCTTCTGCTTTAACGCTTCAGGGGTATAATAATGGATACAATGGATGGAACGGGCGGACTCTAAATCGATGGTGTTACTATCCACGATTAATTCACGCCCAAGCTCATACGCTTTTACTGCCGGACGATTTACCACCATCTTTTCAGTAGGTATTTCTGTCTCTCCAGTCTTACGAAGTTCATTAAGCATCTTTTTGACCCGTCTTTTCTTCAACTTAGGGAACATCGGATAGAACATTTCCTCGACTCCTTCCTTCATCTCGGGATCTTGAATAGCCATTGCCAGTTCGGGGGATTGCTGGGCAATTTCTTCCAAACTTAATGGTTCAAACTTACGAGTCTTTTCCTGTTTCCAGTAAGTGCCAAAAAAAGTCAGTCCGTTCTGCAATAAATAATTCGCTCCGATGGCTGACTCCCTCATCAGTTCATCCATCGTGCCCATCCGCCACTTCAAAAATTCACTCACCAACTAGGCAGATGCTATGTCGCCGCTCTCCACAGGCGCGGCCACCAGGTTTGCCTGTGTGAGGGCCTGCGTGAGAGTCGCAACATCCCCATCGATCAATGGGTTTATAACATTGGGGTCGAGATCACTAGCGCCATCAAAGGGAAAGGCTTCGGGTCCACTTTTCTTACCATCACCCGTCTTGCCTGCCCATTCATTAAATCTAACCTCCCGAGCATCTTCTGCCTTGTCCATCCATGACGATAGATTTGCTTTTGCCCGTTCAAATTCATGCTTTAATTCATCAACATCGGGCTTTTCTTCGTATAATTGTACTTCGTTTTCCATTTTTCTAAACTTTCTAGTTTAACATTTTATTTCTTAATTTATCCAAGGCTTGTTGCTCGATTCGTTGGAGCGATGTAAACCCTATCCCCACAAATTCCGAAATCTCCTGTAAGGTTAATGGTTCAGGCTCCTCACCGCTGGCTAAGGATTCAATCCCCCGCTCGATAACCATCTCCCGAAGCATCATATCGATCCTCCGATCCTTATCTCCCGATGTCTCACACCAATCGGTACAACTCTTCATTGCCTTCCACCTTTTTGACTAAAACCATGCTTTTTGGCCGGTGGTTGTCCTGTGGCCTCTTCACGCAAATCCCAATGCCTTCACGATCCTTAAAGTATATACGCATCAAACGAGGGTTGGGGACTGGTCCAAGCACCCTAGCCTCCTCGTACTTAGGTAATTCAGGTATAACCTCCTCCTCCTTGGGCTGTGGGGGAGGCTCAGAGGGCTTCATTTCCTCCTTGTATACCTTTTGTACTGTTGCCCGACTAAAGCCCACCAGCTTCGCTACTTCGGGCCATGTATTGCCATCCTCCCGAAGCCTAACAATTTCCTTACGATGCCGAGGCATCACTTTTTTAGATTTCATAATTTAATAACTCCCCCCGCCTGAAGGTAAAAAACTCTCCTCATCATGGTACTCGAAATTACCGATTGAAAAATACCTGGCACAGTCCACAAAATCTTTAGGGGCAGACTTTAAATCCCCAGGTATATATGCCTGCATACAGCTAATTAAATTCTGACACTCATCCGAGAACATCAATCTAGGCTTATTGTCCAAATCCATAGGTCTGTCCCGATCCCATGCCAGTAAATTGTTGATTGCCTGTAGGCCCGTCTCGATGTCCAAAGCCTCAGCCGGTTCAACGATTATATCTTCATCCGCTAAATCATCTATGATATTAGAAGATCCTTCCGACTTCTGATAACTTGCCGCTCCCAACCTCGGGTCGATGATTCGTACAACCTCATTATCCCCACAAATCCTCTCCATCCTCCTGATCTGTTCCGCATAATCCTTCAATCCGTACCCATTCGGTTGGGCGGCCTCACCGGCTGTCATC